CCATTATGGGCTATAAAAGATAATAATATTACTATAAGAGTTACTCTTAAACAATTTAAAGGACCATCTACACGTGCTATAAGAGATATTGAATGTTTATATAAATATGGTTTTTTAACACCTGAAGAAAAGGAACGCTTTACAAGCTTACCATTAGAATATATTATTAAACAGGTTAATAGAGTAGATAGAGTGCGTGTTACTGCGAATAGCACTTATAAGGTGACTATACCACAAACACATTATATGGAATATTTAATGTGGAATATATCATTAATGGAGGGATATCAAAATACCAACAATAATATAGCTTTTAGAAAACTGATAGATGGACTTAAGAGAGCATCTATAAACATTAATGGAAATATGTTAGTTGACACAACTAGCGATTATTATAAATTAGTTCAAAGATATGAACATTTTAAGTGTGATAGTGCTTTTAAGATTTATGAATATAATGATATAAGTTCAGCACAATCATTAATATTACATCCAAATGAATATAATACATATCCATTCTATTACTTAAATAGTTTAGGTAGTAAGTTTGTTCCAATATTACCATTATATACTTATTCATTTGGTTTAGAACCTGTACAGAATAAAGATACTGGCTTCTTAAGTACTGAACAATTTACACATAGTCAATTGACATTGGAGTTTAATAATTTAAGTGATATAACTAATAATAATCTACAATTTGCTGAATGTAATGTATATTTAGTTCGTCATAATATTATAAGAATAAAAGATGGCATATTGAATGTATTATTTGCTTAAGAATGAAAAATTATATTTTCTCGTAAAAATATTTTCTATTGTTATTATATAATATTTAATTCAAAATGGCTGGTGGTTTAATGCAATTAGTTGCTTATGGTGCTCAAGATATTTATTTAACTGGTAATCCACAAATTACCTTCTTCAAGGTCGTCTATCGTCGTCACACTAACTTCGCAGTTGAAGCTATTGAACAAACTTTCAATGGTGCTGCTGATATTGGTCGTCGTTTCACTTGTACAATTGCTCGTAATGGTGATTTATTACATCGTTTATACTTACAAGTTGATCTTTCAGCTGTTACTAACGTTGGTAGTAACGGTTTCTTAGGTTTCCAATTATTAGACTATGTTGAAGTTGAAATTGGAGGTCAAGTCATTGATAAACAATATGGTGAATGGATGGCTGTTTGGTGTGACTTAACTCATACTTTAGACCAAGCTATTATGTTAAGTCAATTATTAGATGGTGCTAATACTGCTAATACTTCATTAGATAGATTACATGTTCCATTACAATTCTGGTTCTGTCGTAACCCAGGTTTAGCATTACCATTAATCGCTCTTCAATATCACGAAGTTAAGATTAATGTTCAATTTGTATCAACTGCTCCTAATTGTGTTGGCCCTGTTGGTTCAACATACTTACAAAATACTACCGTTTGGGCTGATTATATTTTCTTAGATACTGATGAACGTCGTCGTTTCGCTCAGGTATCACACGAATATTTAATTGAACAAGTCCAATATTCAAATGCTTTAACTATTGCTGCTGCTGCTACTACTACTCAACATGAATTACGTTTCAACCATCCTGTTAAAGAATTAGTTTGGTTAGTTGATCCATCATCATCAGTTACTACTTTTGATGGTTATTTAATTAGTTCAACTGCTTTATTACAATTAAACGGTCAAGATCGTTTCAAACGTCGTTCAGGTGATTATTTCACTAAAGTTCAACGTTACGAACATCACACAGGTGCGGGACGTTCATATGTCTTAAACGCATTAACAGGTGCTGCTGGTAATCCAAACTTTAACACAGTTTTACCAAATACTCACGTCTATTCATTTGCTCTTAAACCAGAAGAACATCAACCATCCGGAACTTGTAACTTCTCACGTATTGATAACGCAGTATTAAACTTAGAATTCTTAGCTGCTAGTTCATCATCCGCTATTCCATCATCAACTATTCCATCAGGTGGTGCTGTCTTAAAAGTCTATGCTGTCAACTACAACGTCTTACGTATTATGTCAGGTATGGGTGGTTTAGCATACTCTAATTAAGAAGTTTACTTATATGTCATTCTCATTACATAAATATTATGAGAATTACAAAAAAAAATCTATAGTAATAGTATAAATATAAAGAAATATGGCTGGTGGTTTAATGCAATTAGTTGCTTATGGTGCTCAAGATATTTATTTAACTGGTAATCCACAAATTACCTTCTTCAAAGTCGTTTATCGTCGTCATACTAACTTCGCAATTGAAGCTATTGAACAAACATTTAACGGTTCTGCTGATTTAGGTCGCCGTGTTACTTCTACTATTGCTCGTAATGGTGATTTATTACATCGTATTTATTTACAAGTTGATGTTGATTTATCAAATACAAACCCAGCTTTAGCGGCAGGTGTTTTCTCATATTATGGTTTTCAATTATTAGACTATGTTGAAGTTGAAATTGGAGGACAAGTTATTGATAAACAATACGGTGAATGGATGGCATTATGGTGTGATTTAACTTTACCATTTGACCAATCACGTATGTTAGAATATATGGTAGACCCTACTGAATTTGGTATATCAAATGCTGATCCAAATCGTTTACATATTCCATTACAATTTTGGTTCTGTCGTAATCCAGGTTTAGCATTACCATTAATCGCTTTACAATATCACGAAGTTAAGATTAATGTTCAATTTGAACCAGCTTCTATATTCTCAACAAATGCTATTCCATATACTACAACCGGACAATATTTACAAAATGTAACAATATGGGCTGATTATATCTTTTTAGATACTGATGAACGCCGTCGTTTTGCGCAAGTGTCACACGAATATTTAATTGAACAAGTTCAATTCTCAAATGCTTTAACAATTAACACTAATTCAACAACAGTTCAACACGAATTACGTTTCAATCATCCAGTTAAAGAATTAGTCTGGTTAATTGATCCATCAAATAATACAGCAAACTTTACAACATATCAACCTTGTTCAGATGCTTTATTACAATTAAACGGTCAAGACCGATTTAAGCGTCGTTCCGGTGATTATTTCACTAAAGTTCAACGTTTTGAACATCATAGTGGTTGTGGTCGTTCACTAAATTCAACAGATAGATCATCAACTGAAGATGAAAGTAATGTATTCGCTCAAACACATATTTATTCATTTGCTCTTAAACCAGAAGAACATCAACCATCAGGTACTTGTAATTTCAGTCGTATTGATAATGCTGTATTAAACTTATCATTTGCTACTTCACGGGCGGCTGGTTATCCAACCGTTGCTCAAATTGCGGCTGGAACTGTATTGAAAGTCTATGCTGTCAATTACAATGTTCTTCGTGTTATGTCAGGTATGGGTGGTTTAGCATACTCTAATTAAGAAATATGTTATTTATATTTTATATAAGATGTAAATAACAACTATAAAATAAAATATATTTAAAATATAAGTTATACTATATCGTAAAAAATGACAGGAAGTTTAATGCAACTAGTCGCTTATGGCGCTCAAGATACATATTTAACAGGCAATCCACAGATAACATTCTTTAAAGTTGTATATAAGAGACATACAAACTTTGCGATGGAATCTATTTCTCAAACAATGAATGGAACAATAGGTTTAGGAAATACATTCAGTTGTATATTAGGACGAAATGGTGATTTAGTTCATCGTGTATATTTAGAAATGACATTTAATCAAGATATAAGTAATGCGTGGCGTGTAGGACATCAAGTTATAGATAATATTGAAATTGAAATTGGAGGACAAGTAGTAGATAGACATTATGGTGAATGGATGGATATTTGGACACAATTATCACATACTGAAGCTAATTGGCAAAAATTAGATAGAATGATAGGAGGGTCATTAAAGGATAGCAATAATCCAAATTATACTAAAGTGTATGTTCCTTTACATTTTTGGTTTTGTCGTAATCCCGGTTTAGCATTACCTTTAGTAGCATTACAATATCACGAAGTTAAAATTAATATTCAATTGAATAATTCATTCTTAGTAACATCTGGTAGTTCATTCACCCCATCAAATGCTCAATTATTATATTGTGATGTTTATGTAGATTATATATATTTAGATACTGATGAACGACGACGTTTTGCTCAAGTATCTCACGAATATTTAATTGAACAAGTTCAATATTCAAATGGTATTAGTATAACACCTAATTCAAGTACTACAAATAAATTATTTTTAAATCATCCTGTAAAAGAAATAGTATGGGTTGCTAAAGATAATAGTGGAACAAGACATCCATTTGATTTTTGGGCTTCTCAAGGTTCATTATTAGATAATACAACTATAGCACAAATTCAGTTGAATGGACAAGACCGTTTTCAACAGAGAGATGGTAGTTATTTCCGTCTTGTTCAACCATATCAACATCATACAGGTGGACATAATCAACAAGCTAGTGATCCATCAACAAATAGTAAGCCATTAGGTGGATTTTATGTATATAGTTTCGCATTAAATCCAGAAGAACATCAACCAAGTGGAACTTGTAATTTTAGTAGAATTGATAATGGAACTTTAGAAATTAATACTGGTTCAAGTGCGAGAGTATTACATTATTACGCAGTAAATTATAATTTGTTAAGAATAATGAGTGGAATGGCGGGCGTCGCATTTTCAAATTAATTTTTGCGTATTTTTAAAATAT